AGACTTGTTCCGATTGGCCGCTGTCAACAAAAAGGTTAATAAATTCATTCAGGATTACCCACAAGTAATTGAAGATATGCGGGGATTGATAAATCAGCCTCGAAGTACGTCTATTCATGCATCGGCTATCATTGTTACTCCAGCCATTAAAAACAATGAGGAGGTTGAGTGTTTCGATTTCTTGCCGGTTCGAAAAATGGATGGTTTGCTCGTTTCTGAGTTTGACGGCTACACGGTGGACGAAATCGGGCTACTCAAAGAAGATGTGCTCTCCACCAAAGAATTATCCAAATTAAGTGCCACTATACAGATTATAAATCAAACTTATAATAAGCATTTATCTATTGAGTCCATTATTCAGACAGAACTCGCTGATAACAAAACATATCAATTACTGTCAAGTGGTTACACTCAGAATATTTTTCAGTTTGCATCGCGTGGAATTACGCGCTTTATTATGGATGTCAGACCAGATTGTATAGAAGACTTAATCGCAATCAATGCTCTTTATCGTCCCGCCACGCTGGATATTAACGCCACTGAGGACTATGTGCGTTACAAGCGTGGCGAAGTGGCTCCAATATACAATTTTGGAACTTACGAAGCTACAAAGAACACTTATGGCATTATGACTTATCAGGAACAATATATGTCGATTGCTCATACGTTGGGTAGTTTCGATATGGGCAAAACTGACTATTTACGTAAAGCCATCGGTAAAAAGAACGCCACTTTGATGGCGACGCTTAAAGAAGATTTTATTAACGGTGCTATTCTTAATGGTTGCCCTAAATATGAGGCTGAGGAGATTTGGCACAAAATAGAGGTGGCCGGGGGCTATAGTTTCAATAGGTCGCACGCTGCTGCTTACGCACTTACGGCTTTTTGTGGAGCGTGGTTAAAGGCTAACCATCCAACCGCATTTTATACCGTAGCCTTGCAATGGGCGGACGACAAGGAGATACCCGCTTTGATGTCGGAGATGGAGCAATGTTCCAAGGCGAAGATTGTGCCGCCAGATGTGAATGTGTCTGAAGTGAAATTCTTTACCGACTACAAGACCGATGAGATATTCTGGTCGCTCACACGCATTAAAATGCTCGGAATAAAAGCTGTGGAGTATATCATCGCCGAGCGTAATCGTGGTGGTAGTTTTACCTCCATAGAAAACTTTATCCATCGAATTTTCCGATACAAGCTCAAAAAATACAGCTACTGGGACGACCCGGACAATGCGGATGAAGTAACCCGTGTGCCTGTCAATGCCCGGCACGTAAAGAATATGATTTTGGCAGGATGCTTTGATAATATCGAACGAATTGAGACCATTACCGACCGATACGACATTGTACAGCGTGCTGCCAAAGAACTGGGCTTTGAACTGCCTGAGAAAGATTTTCCAAGCGATCTACTTGATAAGCATTATTACTGGTCGATGCAGCAGATAGCCGTTTCAGGTATAGGCTCAATTCATTACCGTAAAATATTCGATGCCAGTGAAACCAAACCCAAAGTAAAAGGTAAAGCCTCTTGGATGGAGCTTCGTAGTGCAATGGATTTGGATAACGAGGGTAAACGTATCGTGGTGTGTGCCACCGTTACCGATGTAGAGGAGAAATCCTACAAGGATAAGATAAGCGGTGAGAAAAAGAGGTTCGCCAAACTGACCCTTCAACAGAATAACGACCTGATGGAGCTGGTCTGCTGGAGTGATTTTCTTAGTGACTTTAAAGCCCCAATTACCTCTATCAAAGATAAAGTGATTATCATCTCCGTCATCGTTAAATATAGCGACTACACGGGGGCGAATAGTTTGAATACTCACAAAACATCTATCATAGAACAAATGTAAATGAAACCCACCATCATTGCCATTGTGGGAGCTTCCGGTTCGGGCAAGACCTATCTTTCGAAGCTTCTGCAAAATGAATTGAACGTATTCCTTATCGTGTCATACACCACACGCCCTGTGCGAGAAGGAGAGATTGAAGGCATTGATCATTATTATATCGCAACGGCTCATCGGTTCAGTCGTTCGCAGATGCTTTCCTACACCCGCTTTGCCGAATACGAGTATTTTGCACTCGAAGAGCAAGTGCCACCGCAAACGCATTGTGCGTATGTGGTAGATGAACGAGGCTTGAAGTATCTGAAAGAGACAAAGAGCCATAAGTTCAACATTGTATCTATTCGTGTAGAATCAACAACCGACACTTTGATTGAACGAGGTATAGCACCCGAAAGAATCAAACGGGACGATGAGAGGACACCACTACCGTTCGATTATTACGACTTCGTGATTGAAAATAACGGGACACTTGAAGAGTTTGAGAATAAGATACGTGAAACCTATAAAAAGATTCAGCAATGGCAGCACCAAAAGTAGAACCGAAGATTTATACCGCCATCGTGTTGGACTTTGAGACCGGCGGGTTGACGTGCATAGACTCTGCCTGTACCCAGTTGGCTATGCAAGCCGTGAGAATGGATACTTGGGAGGTGCTGGAACGATATGAGAAGTATATCATACCATACAATAAGCAGGAGCTTGGGGGCACACCCAAACGCAAGGTTTTGAAAACCCGTCAGACGCTTTTCGAGGAAGGGCAAGGCGTACCGATGAAATATGAAGCCGTTGCTCTCACGTATTCAGGAATTACTATGGAGACCCTGAACCTGCTGGGTGTTGATATTAAAGAGGTGGCAAATAGTGTGATTGAGTTTGCCAAACGCAATACCCTCAGCAAGGGGCATCAATGCAAACCAATACTTATCGGTCAGAACATCACTTTTGATATTGGGTTCTTGCAACAGATGATGAACTACGCGGGACTAGTCAAGGAGTTCGAGAAAGTGTTTGCTGGAACGACCGACTTCTACGGTAATTTTCAGCCGCATTATGTCGATACCATTGATTTGGGGCGGTTTGCCTTTGCGCATATGCCAGATGTCACCTCTTACAAATTGGAATTGCTTGCCGAAAGATTAGGTATTGAACTGGACGATGCTCACGATGCGGGTGCCGATGTTACAGCAACGCTCAATGTAGCAACCGTATGTTCGACCCGATTACGTCAGGAAGGCGGAGAGGTAACTATCGCCAAGAAAGAGAAAACACGTGCTCACTTTAAGATTTAGACAAAATGGAAGAAGAAAAGAAGGTTACGTTTGACACGTCGGAACGGATGACATACGGAGCAATGAATTATGATGGCACGGAGATGATGGCGGTAATATCCGGTTATGATCTCAATATCGCTTTTAATATGCGTACCATCAACTCGCTGTCCGATGCCGAAGCTGCGGCCAACGCACTATCTCAGGTATTCTATGAGCTACTGATGGAACAACTCCTTGAAGAAAAATCCTATTTAGTTAAACCACCACCTGAAAAAACACCTATTCCTTAGTATATAAGATAATCAATGGAAGAAAAAGAGATAAAACTAACTAATGCTGAAATCGAGTTTTGCGAACTCTTTGTCGATGGCGACAAGGAGTTTGCAGGACAAGCAGAAACGTGTTACAGAGAGGTGTTCGGCGAGGATAAGAAAAACATCGCTCTTGCCGCACGTCGTCTGTTTGCCAAAGAACATATCAGTGCCTATATCAAGGAGTTGATAGCTCAAAGAGATATAGACATCGAAGCGGCAGCTGTAAAACTGCAAGTTTCCGAGACCCTGAAAGCTGTGATGTCGGAAACCTCCAAGGGTGAGTATGTCGATAAATTCGGTGTACCGCTCTCACCGGCTCCGCTTCGTGCCGTATCAGTCAATGCCGCTAAAGCCTTAATGGAGATTTATCCCATCAAGCATGCGCAGACCCAGTCAGGTAAGGGCGGCAATGAAAACGGTAATATTATTTTCAACGTCATTGTCCCTCAAACTCCACCTGCCAATGAAACGGAAGATTAGCCGAAAGGCCGTCGAAAGAGTCATCTATATCCTGATTATCATCACCCTTGTGATTTACGGGATATTTAAGGACTCGGCAGCAGCAGACACACTTATCAGGGCAGTTAAAGAAGCGTTTTCAATTTTAATTCAATAATACAGCAGTATGACATCACTTAAAGACTTTTTAACCAACAACATCCGCTCACTCATTGTAATCGTTTCGTTCATCGTCACGATGTATGTGCAGCACATTAATAACACGACTCAGATTCAAGAGCTGACCTCAAAATGCAAGGCTCTGGAACTGAAAATTGCAGACCAATACGATCGCATTGACGCTATAAAACTGGATAAAGCTGTGTTCGAAGCTACTATGACACAGTTTGTCTCTATCCAAACGGATCTGCGTGAGATGCGAGCGGATATAAAAGAATTGCTCAAATCACAAAAATAAGATGAGGCAATGATAACAGAAGGATGTAAAATAACAATTATCCCATCACCGGCATTAACTGAGCTTCGGTTAGATGCTCTGCTCGGTGAAAAGGGATATGTGCTGGAAGACCTGACAGATCATAATCGCAAGGCAAAGGGTTATATGGTGTTCTTCCCTGCACCATACAAAGAGGAATATCTATGGTTTATCCCACAAGAATCAGTTTATGAACAAGATTAAATTAGTTGGAATAATTACCTTTCTGTTGCTAGTAGCAATGGTATGGGTGCAGCAACGACGTATTGTCTCCATTCGACAAGAGCGAGACCGCTATCAGCAAAATAGCGATGCACTGCTTTCTGATATGAAGCAGTGGCGAGTGGATTCTACCTCTATGGCGACCGATGTTAAATCACTCAGACTAACTGTTGATGAATTTAAGCGATACAGAGCCGAGGATTTAGCCAAAATCAAACAGATGGGGATTAAAATCAAGAATCTTGAAGCAGCAGCCAAACATCAATTAGAGGTCAATGCTGAGATAACTGCTCAAGTAAAAGACTCAGTTGTTATTAGAGATACCGTCCCTGTATTGGTAAAATCGGTATCTATGGTTACGCCACATATTCAGTTGTCCGGTATTATAGAGAGAGATAGTCTGATAGGAAAGATTCATCTTCCTGTTACGCTACGACAAGCAGTGTGGATAGAGTACAAACGGAGGTGGCTGTTTTGGAAAAAGGTTGTAGCTGTACATCAAACCATTACCAGCGACAATCCACACGTAGAGATTAAGTATTCGGAATACATCACCATTCAAAAATAAAAATCATTTTAAACTTGTATTTGAGAAGTTGAATTTATTTAAAGTATAAAGGCAAATCCCATACACCTGAAATCAGCCTATTTTTACGATTCATATTCGTCTCTTCATATTATGTGAGTAGAGCATACTATCTTCGCAATCAAATAACTTAAAAAGAGAAGTATGGTTTCAATAAGAATTAATAATTTAGGTGGTAAAATTCAGAGAACAGATGTGATTACGGTGGATACCGAGTATGCTATTGAATTGGATAAGGTGAATAATATTTCGACCATAAAAGGCGAAAATAAAAACCTAACACAAGATGAGTTGCTATGTAGAATAAAAGACAATCTGCAATCTGTAATTGAGAATCTTCAGCAAAACATTGAAAATTTAAGAACTAAGCATGTGACCCGAGAGGTTGAGAATGTTGTAAATTGTTCTGATAAAGTGGTTAAATTTAATAGTTTTTACTCGATAATGGAGTACAGAATTAATGAGTTAAAAACTAAACGGAAAATCACAACGATGGATAATTATAAGAGTACCTTGAGAGCCTTGAAATTATTTAGAAATGAGGATGATATTATTCCTTCTATGATAACTCCATCATTTGTGAAACAGTTTGAAGTTCATCTTAAAGAGAGAGAAGTTTGCCCTAATACAATCTCATTTTATATGCGGATTTTTAGAGCTGTTTATAATTATGCTTTTGAGCATGAGTTTATATTAGAGAATAAGATGCCTTTCAAGCGTGTTTTTACGGGAGAAGCAAAAACACGCAAACGAGCAGTAGACATACATATAGTCAGAAAATTAGTAAAACTGGACTTGACATCCTATCCGAGATTGGATATTTCGAGAGATATGTTTCTATTTAGTGTTTTAACTCGGGGAATGGCGTTTGTGGATGTTGCACACTTAACACGTAAAAACATTCATAATAATGAGATAATTTACAATAGACACAAGACCGGACAACGGATAAGAATTGAATTACTCCCATGTATGAAAGAGATTATAGATAAGTATATACAGCAATCTGGCGAAAATGATTATTTATTTCCTCTTTTGACTCCAAATCAAAGGAAAGAAATCATAGCCTACTCGAGTGCTCTGCGAATGCATAATAAGCATCTCAGCGAGATTTCTGAAATGCTCGGATTAAAATCAAAATTGAGTTCGTATGTGGCTCGACACACTTGGGCGACTATTGCAAAGAATAAAGGTGTATCCGTATCTGTAATATGCGATGCAATGGGACATACATCAGAGGAAACGACACGAATCTATCTTGATTCATTAGATAAAGAGATGATTGACAAAGCTAACTATTCGATTGTATCAAGTATTTTTAATGTTAAAGCATTGAATAATAATAAAAAATAACTATATTTGCAAATCTCTCTCTTTGAGAGAGATGGAATGATTGTAGAACCAATGTGAAAATATATGGGATTATTTTATAAAGAAGAACACCTCAGTTGTTTTCATTATACCACAATAGCCACTTCGCTATTTAAGATACATAATGAAAAGAAAGGCAGTATACAGGTTGTAGACATAGATAGATCTGTATTACTATTTGTTGTAAAGGGTGAAATAATTGTCAATTGTAACGAGTTTAAAAACAGACGTGTAGCAGAAGGAGAAATGTGTTTATTGCTCCGTAACTCAGCGATGTATGGACGAGTAATACGGGATGCACAAATCGTTAGTTGTGCATTTGTTCAAACAATTAAGTTTTGTAACAAATATTCGTTCGAGCATCTTGCTAATGATTCGATCGACAACGATATTCATTATGATTTCACGATTCTTCCTATCAAAGAGAGAATCTTTGAATTGTTATCCTTATTAATAAATACGTTGTCTGAAGGCCTTGGTTGTACTCATTATCATGAATTATTGGAGCAGCAATTATTCATATTTTTAAGGGCTTATTATTCAAAAGAGGAGCTGGTGTCTTTTTTTTATCCATTACTTGGACGAAACTTAGATTTTAAAGATTTAATATTATCTCACTATAAATCAATAGATAACATAGCTTCATTTGCTGAAGTAGCCAATATGAGTGTATCGACTTTCAATAGACGTTTCAAGGATGTATTCAATGAACCAGCCCATATATGGATGGCAAAAAGGAAAGCCGAACGTATATATATGGATATCGCCATCTCCTCAAAACCACTTATAGAGATTGCATATCAATATAATTTCTCAAGTCAGGCTTATCTGACTTCATTTTGCAAAAAGCATTTCGACAAAACTCCTCTTGAAATACGAAATGAGCAACATACAGAATGCTTTGAATTCGGTAATAATGAATAAATTTGTGGTTTTGGTGTTAAAACTAAAAAGAATGACTTATTTTTGAAAGGCTTGAAAAGCAATTCACCCGTATCTTTGCACCAAAGATATGGACACCTAAATCCATCTCTCTCAAAGAGGTGGATTTTTTGATAAAGTGAATTGTTATGAGAAAAGTTTTAATTCTTATTTGCTTGACAGTGTTTTGCGGTATGACACATTCTGTTAAGGCACAAAAGATAGCAGTCAAAACAAATACCTTGTATTGGGCTACTACTACACCCAATTTAGGTATTGAGTTCGGTTTGAGCAATAAAATAACCTTAGACGTATTAGGTGCTTACAACCCTTGGACATTCAAAGATGATAAAAAAATGCGTTTCTGGTTAGTACAACCAGAGGTGCGTTATTGGTTGTGTGAAAAATTTGAAGGTCATTTTTTCGGAGCCCATATTCACGGGGCGCAATATTTTGGTGGATTTGACAAATACAGATATGATGGATATTTAGCTGGAGCAGGAATCAGTTACGGTTACAACTGGATATTAAACTCTCATTGGAATCTGGAAGCAACTCTTGGAGTTGGTTATGCTTATTTATGGTATAAGCAAAGCCCGAGAATCCCGTGCATAAAATGCTACAAGAATACAGACAAGCACTATTTCGGTCCCACAAAAGCAGCTGTCTCATTGGTTTATCTTTTCTAAATCGAAAATAAGATGAAAAAAATACAATATACAGTTTTAACTATCACTTTACTTTCCCTTACTTCGGGTTGTGCGACCACAAAATTAAGTAAAAATGGTATAACTATCAATCAAGTTCAAGAGACGTTGGTTCCTGATAGTATGAATAGAGTTAATGTAGATGTGTTATTTAACATACCTCGAAATTATATTTCCAAACGAAGTCGTCTTTTCATTTCACCACAAATAATCACTAATGGTGTTGTTATAGATGAATTGGAACCTATCGTTTTAGATGCTTCAATCTATGCAAAAAAGGTTTCCAGAGCCAAAGATTTGACAGGATATCAAGACAAGTTTGCTCATTTGGCAAAAAATGTAGATGCATCTCGTGACTTGATAATTCCTTTTAAACAGGAAATAGTGGTTCCCGAGGGGGGCGATTGTTATATACAAGCAGTTATTTCAGCGGATGGTTGTGGTTCGTGTACCGGTCTGCAAACTATACTGATGGCTGATGTAACTGACCCTGTTACCTTAATTAAAGATGTTAAAGAGGAGTTTAAGCTCTCTTGGCTTGAACCCGAATTTGTGATTATCCCTAAACACAGAGAAGGTAAGGGCATTGCAAAACTGTATTTTGATATCAATAGTAGTCAAATAAATTTAGAGAAACGCAATAATAGGTCGGAAATGGAGCGTATGCTCACAACATTAAGCAGTATAACCACCGACTCTTTAGCTTCATTAAACTCTGTTTCGATTATAGGTTTGGCTTCTGCTGATGGTTCATTGCCGTTCAATACGAAACTGTCATATAACCGTGCTAATTCAGCCAAAGAGTGGCTGTTTGGTAGGTTGAATACCAATAAGCAGATGCGTAAGGTCTTTACTGTATCATCTCGTCCGGAAGGTTGGCTGCCTGTATACGAATTAATGGTGGCAAATAAGGATGCAGATTCTCTTTTAGTGAAAAATATTTTAGAGAAATATTCGGTGTATAATGATGACGTTCAGGAGCGGTATGTCAGACGGTTGCCCATTTGGAATAAAATAAAGGAGAAGTACTTGAATGATACCCGTATTGTTGAATACGTGTATACATACACGATAAAGAGTTTTACAACCGATGAGGAGTTGATAAAGATGTATCAAAAACGCCCGGATGCTTTTAATGAAGCTGAGCTGTTGAGATTAGCGTCCATATCAAAGTCGGTAGATGAAAAGAAAGGCGTGTATTCTACTTTGGTAAAGTATTTCCCGCAATCTTCAATAGCTGCAAATAATCTTGCCTATTTGATGCTGGAGAGTGGAGATGCTGCAAAGGCAAAAGCGATTGTGGAAGAGCAAAAAAACTACACTCCCGAATTAATCAATACACTGGCAGCGACTTATGTATATCAAAATGATTATGAGAAAGCCATTGAGTTGTTAAAGTCGGTAGACCTACCTCAGGCGAGATACAATTTAGGGTTGATTCAAGCTAAACGACGTAAATATCAAGAGGCTTACGAATTATTAAAGCCTTTTGCTGATGTAAACACGACCATTATAGCTCTCTGTTTAGAAAAAACAGATGAAGCCAAACAAATCGCAGATAGTATCAAGTCAGATGAGCCGACGATAGAGTATGTGAGAGCCATCATCGCAGTGAGAATGGATAATGAGAACGCTTTTTTCAATCATATTGCCAAAGCTTGTCAAAACGTTGAATTATTGAATAGAGCTATTGTTGATGCCGAATTCTCGAAGTATAGAGGCGATGAACGTTTTTTGAAATTGCTAAGTAAATAAAATGGTATGAGATATAAGTTGTACACTGTATTGGTGATATTGTGCTGCATAATATCATCTTGTGTTAGGGAGGATATTCCTGATTGTCCGGCGTTGCAAGTTACATTGACGGTTAAAGACAAGAACTACTTCAATGTAGATGAAATTGATTTGGAACATCGTGCAGATGAAAACTTGGCATTTAAGGATTATGTTCCTACCATATACTACGTTTTGCGCAGAGTAGACAATGATGAGATCGTTGAAAAAATCGGTGGTGTTATGAAATTATCTACCGATATGAAGCAAATCCCTATCTCGTTTTGCCCATGTATTCCTCACGGAAAGTATGTACTTACGGTATGGGGCGGACTAAATGACGAGACACCGCTGGGCGATGACCCCACAACTCTCAATCTCCATATCGAGCATAACGAGGGCCGTGATATTTATATGTCTACCGATACTTTGGTCTATGATGCTTGGAACAACAACAAAACAATAGAATTAGAACGAGTAAAAGGAAAACTGTTGGTTAAAGTAGAAAAGCTGCCAAGTGCTATTTCGTATTCTGCGAAAAAGATTGATAATGTTTACGGAACTATCAACTCATCGTTTGAATATTCGGAGAAAACTTATGTTGAAACTCAATATCACTGGGGTGATGAACAAGAGATTTTAACGGGAACAGTGCTTTCTCCGTCATTGAATAATAGCAAAAGTAACATCTCATTAAATGTTGCGAAGGATGAACAGTTTGTGAATTACGAAGAGTTAATCAAAAGTTTGCCTATCGAGATGAAACGTAATGAATTGACTGTATTGAAAGTAATATATGACGGTGAGTTTGGACAACATAAAATATATCTGTTTGTTGACGGACAATGGCATTTAACCCACGATATGGGGCTGGAATAATTAATTTATAAATGGTTTAATTAAAAACAAAAAAATGAAAACAAAAGTGATTCTGATGGCAGCTGTCGCAGCGATGGCGTCATTTACGTCTTGTTCAAAAGACGAGACTTCGATTCAAGATGCTAAGGGTACAGAACTTGTATTCTCACTTGCACCTAAAGCCGGTTTGACAAGAGCAGATGACGGACGAGATGTTTATAGTTCTGAAGCTCTACAATATGTAACGGATATGAAAGTGTACGCCTTCAAGAAAAATGCGGATGGCAATTATGTCTACACCACTGTAACTACCGTTGAAACAGGAAATACCCCTCAGTCAGGATATGATGTTCCTTGGGAGAAAGGCGATCTTAAACACGAGTATAAGGTAACTCCCAAATTGACTGAAGGCGATGTGTATAAATTCCTTGCTGTCGGTTTAGATGCAGACAAAACGAATTTTGATGAAATTGTTTTGGATAGCAAAAAAATAGAGGAAGTTGTTTTGGCAATAAAAGCAAACAGCAAATGCAGAGAGGCTTTTGCTGGTGTTTCTGAAGAAATTACTATTCCAAGTAGTGCCACTCAACTAAAAGTCAATATCACACTGAATCGTGTGGTTGCAGGTATTTTGGGATATTTTAAGAATATCCCCGCAAAGGTTGCCGATGTAGATGTGAAATCGATAGCTGTTGTAATGTACACTAAACCGAATACTACTGTAAACCTAACAACAAAGATTGGTGCTATTCCATTTTTAGCAGATACGGAAAAAACATTAATTTCTCTTGCTATCCCTGCTGATGCAACCGTTAAAAATGGCATTTATGAGTTTACTCAAACATTACCTCAAGGTGTTGTTGCAGTTGCAAACTCTCTTCTTGGCGGTGCTTTTGCTATGCCTATGGTCGCTCCAACAAACGGAACTTACACGCTTCAAGTTCAGCTGCGTAACAATGCTGGCGATGCGTTGAAGACATGGAATGTTAAAATTGATACTAAACAGGCAGATGATACAGACGAAAATCTTCGATTGTACTCGTTAAAAGCCAACCACTTTTATTCTATCGGCAAAAAGGTAAGTGACGGTTCAACAGAAGGTCCAGACCCTGAAAATCCAGATCCGGATCAACCTACCGATTTGTCGAAAGATCAAGATATCGTGATTACTGTTAATCCTAATTGGGAAACAGTTCATCAAATGGGAATCGAATAATAACAAACAACAAACAGTTGTGGTGGGAATACTCTCACCACAACTTTCTATAAATTTTACATTGCTGAATTATGAATAGAATAATAACAATCCAACTGTTTGTGATAGCTGTTATGTTGATGAGTGCCTGCAATAAGGAGCAGGATATGGTTCAGCATACTTCTCCCGAAATTACATTCAATATCACACCTAAAACAGGCATATCAACCCGCAGTAATACAGGAAGAGATCCCAACACCTCACAAGCGCTACAATGGGTTACGGATATGCGAATATATGCGTTTAAAAAACTAACCGACGGTAGTAATACATACACATATACACAGGTAACGATTGATGCTGCTGGTACGAAACAAGATTATTATTCCGTGCCTTGGAGCAAAGGAACAAAGTCGAAGACATATAAAATCACGCCCAGATTGGAGGTCGGCGATACGTATGTCTTTTTGGCGGTAGGACTCGATGACGGAAAAACAAATTTTAAAGACCTGAATTTCACAGGTAAAACATTGGAAGAGGCTGCTTTGTGCCTAAAAGACAATTTGGATTGTCGTGAAGTGTTTGTGGGAAAGACAGATGCTATGGAAATCAAAGCAAATATGGGATTTAATATCTCTTTGGAATTGAATCGAATCGTAGCCGGTGTACTTGGCTACTTCAAAAATATACCTGCCACCTACAATGGCAAGGAGGTGAAATCGATAAAGGTAAGACTCTATACGAACAAAAATACGCAGCAATGCCTTGTGTTGCCTAATTCTACAAAAATAGAAGACGGAGCAGTCAGCAACAATACAATACTTGATATTTCTCTTTTAGGAGTAGGCAACAAACAAACAGTTGTCATTGGAGGAAAAGCTGTAAATGTCAATGTGACTATCGTCAATAACATATATCAATATCAGTACTATGATTGGCCTGCAGATTTGGCAGGAATAGATATAAGAGTACTGAATAACACGGTGTTGCAGAGTGCATTTGTAATGCCCGTTATGGCTCCCGCCGCAAAAGAATATACAATCCGCGTTGAATTGTGCGATGCGGCAGGCAAAGCACTTAAATTCTGGAATGTCTATATTGACAAAATGCAAGATGGTGATTTGGATACAAATTTATTGCGATATAGTATTTTACCTAATCATTATTACTCTCTTGGTAAAAAAACAAGTAATGGGACATCAACCGATGAGCCGATGGATTTATCAAAAGATCAGGAGTTTGTCATTACAGTCAACCCTGAGTGGGAAGACATACACGATATGGGTATTACAGACCCCGTAAATCCACCTGAAAACGATGCAAATATGGGTGGTGATATAAACTTGGACGATGATAATTGGGATGGTATTAATTAATAAGCTTTTTATGAGAAATATAATAAGATATATAGTGTTTGTAGTTTTATCCATACTTGCCATAAGTTGTGATAAAGAGTCATCGAATGATTCAGTTCAGGGTAATCATTCGCAAATCCCCGATGGGTACTTTGAAGCGGTTTTTATGTCGCAACCCGAAACAAGAGCTCCTGTTGTGGGGGTAGATTCTCGTATCAAGTATTTGAAGTACATCATTTATGAAAAGAATACGGGTAATTTTGTAAAAGAGAAAGTGATTATCGAGCCGTCAGACCCAACACAAACATGGCCATTAAAAAATAAAGTAAGTGAGGTGTTGCCATACGGACAATATAAGGTGATTTTTCTGGCAAATGTTGAAAAGTCGCTGTTCGGAACTAATCAAACCACCGATTTATTGACCGGTTACACATCAAATTATGCCGATGCGAGAATTAACTTGCCAAATGAAGAGTTCTCGAACGACAATATGTTCTATATGGCATCGGTCGAAGTAGACCCAGATAATGCACAACCTTATGTGCTTCTACAACGAATCGTTAATCAGACTAAAATCAAGAGAGAATTAGTCACAAAAGAAGCATATCTACGTAATCTTGCCGAGGAAATTTTCAACACGATTGCTGGTGATGGAGGCGTATTGAGAGTGAGTGTCGTGAAGATCGTAGAGGAGTTAATAGGTGGCATAGCCTACGTTGGCGATAATAATAGCGGCCTTTTAGGTGGCTTATTGGGTGATTTACCGTTGTTGGGTCCTTTGGTTTCGGGACTTGAATCGACATTGATTGATGTGTTGAAAGGTATTTCAACTACTGTTGGAGGAGTGGCAGGTATTGGCGGAACTGATTTTGGCGGAGGTTTACTGAAAGACAATGTCGTTATCAATTTAGCGGATTTGATGTCGAAAAACTTAAATAATATAGTCGATAAGATTTTAGGTGCCATACGCGAACCTGTTGTCAATGCAATTGTAGACCGATTAGAGGATATTTTATCTACCAATTTGAATACGTCGAACGGTGGACACGGCTATTTGGAACAACAGATAGCATCCGTAACAGGAGGAAACACGATTGTGGGAGGATTGCTCAATCCGTGGAAAGCCTTAGGGCACGACTATGCTTTCATTACAATGAATAAAATCGTAGGGTTTGACCTGCAACCCAAAGAGTACTTCCCTGACAACAGTATCTTTGAGTATGCAATGGTTGAGAAAGGTGATTGGGCTGAGAAATATTGTCTGCTCTATTCTCTTCCCGGAGCATATAATATAAAAGAAATTGATATGCGTCAGAAAGGATTGCTTGGTGGATTGGTAGTTAGCGGAGTGGTTGAAGATGTAGTATTGGGTCCGTCGGTAGTGGATATTGAAACTCCTTTGGATATTACTGCCTTGGGCAATCGTTCACAAAGTGCACTTTTCGGAACATTAAAATTGCAGGTGAATAATCAAGAAAACTTGGACAATACGGAAACGAACACCTTGAAGTTGGATGTAAACCTGAAAGCCATATTGGGAACATTGGGTATCTGGAAACAGGGCGGCGATGGTTTGGTTTCGGGATTATTAGGTAAAACGCTCGAGAAATTAGGCATTGTTATCGATCGTGTGACTGAAGCATTGGGACTTGGTACATTGGATGCCATTTCTGTACCGGTGAAGTTACCTATTTTGGATGCTACTAATCTAACTCTCGGTTCCGGTTGGCAGGTTATTGATAACAATACAAATAATTAACGCTATGAGGGAATTGTTATATATACTGACATCTATTTTGTTTCTATGTAGTTGCTCACACATAGAGGAAAGTGACCCTGCATTGGAAGATAAGGGTATCTATATCACTTTCCAAGATAGAGTTGAAACGAGGTCTTCTTTGAATAGCTCGTATGTGAATTATCGAAAGGTGAAAGAGGTGTATCTGTATGTGTTTGAGGGTACAGGCTCTACAAGCAAATGTGTACTTATCAAAGAGCTGAAGTGGAATGGAGAAATATCCCAAAAGTATGCTTTGGGAGAGATGCTTAATAGTGGAACGTATACATTTATGGCAGTGGGTATTGATGATAAAGCGGGAACTACCTATAATTTTCCAAACGCCATTGTTTTGGGAAGTGAATTAGGAGCATCTAAAGCCCAATTGGTTGAAGCCAAACGAGCAGATATGCCAGGGTCTGATTTATATGTGGGGTTAACTGAAGCTTCTGTCTCACAAACCGCATCTTCTACGGTCAATATCGAACTAAAACGCAAGGTGTCGGGGGTGTTGGCATACTTAAAGAATATCCCTTGTACTGTAAATGGAACTACAGTGAGTGATTTGAAAATCAAATTACACAGGAATCAGCATACGCAAATACCACTTATCACCAGTACGGCTAATCCATATGGCAGTGGCGTTTTGGCAAATAGCGCATACCTGTTCGAACGAAATCTGTTAGAATATTTTCCCGATAAAAAATCTGGTAAGTACTATGTAATTCCGGCCGAGAATACCTCTGATTTGAAGACGGTTGAAAATAGTCTGCTTATGGGGGCATTTATGTTACCGTTGGAAGCTTCGACTGCCAATAAATCAACTTTGAGCATTGAACTTTGGGGTACTGATGCCGTGAGCTCTCAATACAAGATTCTAAAAAGTTACGATGTAACGTATAAGAAACCAGACGGAACGGAAACAAATGTTTTCGACATAGATGAAAATCATTTGTATTCGATAGGACGGAAACCATCTGACGATGACACAAGCGGTGATAAACCAATGGATTTAAGTGGTAGTGGAATAGAGGTATTCGTAACGTCTTGGGATAATTATAACGTTGATAATAATTTCCCTATAATTTCTGTCCCTGCCCGTATGCGTGTTGATTACAATCCTACAAATTATATATTTGACTGCAAAAGCACTGTACAAGGCATCATTATAGATGCTTCATATCCGTCTAAGCCGTGGACGCTGAAAATCCCCGACGATTGCGACTGGATTCACTTCGTTCAGAAAGATGCAGATGGCTTTACCATCGGATACACAAGAACCATAAGTGGTGAGGGCTATAAAGAGATTGAAATCATACTCAATGACTACGCAATAGAGCGAAGCACAACAGCATTTACACTCGAAGAAATTAAGACTGATTATCGGTCTACTGATTTGCAACTGATAACCCTTGGAGATGCTACTGTAACCACAACCTTATCTGTAAGACAATATAATGCCATTACTGTGGATAATACAAACCATGTCGGCATATCTCGTCTTGATTATGGTTGTTACTTTGATAAGGAAACCGGTGCTATTGTTCGTCCTGCTAATGCTAAGTTGCAGTGGGGGTATTTCTCGACGGGTAATCTATATGTATCGGGAGATAATCCGATGGAATACTACAACGGAGAAACAAATCTAAATAAGATTTACAAAAGATATACCGATGGTAAGGTGGGTGGAAAATATTATGTAGGTTCTATGTTTCAAAAGGTAAGACAGGGTGTAATAACTATTACCAACGGAGTAAGTGTTCCAACAGGTAATTTATGGTACCCTCCTGTTTATCACGAACTGTGGTCTATCTCTGAGGCGGCTGTCAGGATGGCAAATGAAGAGGCATACAGTGTGTTTGGTTTAGCGAAAAATGAGAGATATTGGTCTGGTTCAGGACATTATCTAACTATTGGTAAAGCCTATTACGCTTTAATGGGAACAAATAAAACAGATTCTGGAGCTGATAAAAACGATGCTTATTGGGTTCGTCCTGCTCGTCACTTTTAAAATAGTTGAATTATGAAACAGTTATTTATATATTTATTCATTATCCTCTTTACTGCTTCGTGCAGTAAAGAGGTGATTGATAGTTTCGACACTGACGATCGCGGATTGCGAATATCATTACAACAAGAGGGTGTGCAGGTAATTAATACACGCACGGCAACCCCTGATATGGAGGCGGCCGATAGTCGGATTGAAAATGTAATTATCTATGCTTTTGACAAAGCATCGGGTGAGCTTACAACCAAATACGAACAAGAGTTGGATTACCCCGACAACGAGGTGCGTATGGTTTTGCAGGGCACGAAAGATTTTGTACTACACGCTGTGTGTAATGTGAATGATACTTGGTTTGCTTCGGTAGGTAATGTGTCCGATTTGGAGAACAAAATTGTTCAGATTTCTGACGGTGACGGAGCATTCAAGGGAAGTGTTATAATGCACGGCGAGCTGGAAGTCGCAGCATCGGATATTTCCAATACAACTGTGCTGCACAAGATATACGTGAAACGTTTGGCTGCAAAAGTATCTTTGAATATCGTCTTCGCCCCAATCGTTACCACCGATAAATTTTATCTGAATCAGGTGATTGTGAACAATATCCCGTCCAAAAGCTACTTGATGGCACGAAATTGGGACTCGGAATTCACCTCGGCAGAGGCGGATGCCGTGTATGCAAGTGATGCTGAGATTGCGCAAAACAATTATATTCAAAATTATCGGTTACAATACGAAGAACCCGTAAACGATCAATACACAGCTACCTTCTACCTCTTAGAAAACCGACGGGGCGGACTTGACGACAGTCGTGATTGGTTCGATATGATTTCGGACAGCGACCCCGATAAAGCTAACCTTCAACAGGTCTTTAAGGCGAAATACGGGAAAGAAAAATTTCCGCTCTCATCCTATGTGCAGATCGAGGGAACCTACGTATCCGATGCAGGGCATACTACCCGAAAAGCCTCATACAGACTTTACCTCGGAGCGTCCAACGACAAGGATTTTAATATCAAGAGAAACTGTCTCTATAATTACACCGCCACGATTCGCACGTGCGATGAGTTGGATACTCGTGTTGAGATGGTATACCTGAATAATGCAACGATGACCCCTGCATTTACCAATCCGCTTGATGCCCATTGTAATGCACTGAAATGTTTTGCTTTCTCAAAAAACAAATGGGAGATATACGTGGAGAACCCCGACAAGACCCCTTGGTTGGAAGTCTCTATGGCAGCAAAATACAGGCCTCATTTCGCAGGTGAAACATACACCAACGAAATGGCTTCAAGCCGAATTCGTGGCGAGGAGAAACTCTCGGATTATATCTATATTCATACCGATGAATACGTTCCAGAGAATAATTCCACCGATGAAACACTTAATACACAAGACCCTTCGTCTTATCGAATAGGGTATGTTGTATTGCGGGATGAGGTCAATGGAACGACCTCTCGAATCAAGGTCGAGCAACGTCCGGCGCAGATAATAAAGATGCCTGTCAAAGACCTGCTGGGACACGTGAAATTCTACAACGAATACTACGTGGAGTACGAATTGGAGAAAAAGAATATGCAGTGGGGCTTTTTGAAATACCCAGCTAATCCAACGATGACGAGCATGATAAACGATCGCTGGGACGGACTTTCAAACACCCGCAAACTCTACAATGAAGCGGTGCGCAAAGGAGGAATGTATAACCCTACGGGGCTTGATCCTGCACTCATTCATATTCCCGAAGATATGGCTATCGGCTATGCCGTAACCAAGAATAGAGACCGAAATGGTAATGGCAGATTGGATTACGAAGAGATTGTGTGGTATGTCCCCGCTCTCAATGAGTTGGCAGAGTTACGACGTGTGATGGACCAGGGGCATCTCGTTTTTCAAAATTCAGATGATAAATTCTACTCCTCTACTCCTTATTTAGCGGGATATACCGATGCCATTCCCGGTAGAGCCTTCTACGTGAAGATGAGAAACGGCGAAAAAGCCTTCACTATGCGCAACAGATACTATAATGTGATATGTTGCCGCCGCAAAGGAGCTTGGATGGCAGGAGCCGATGCTGGTTTCGATAGCAACATTACCAATGATGATGCGTGGAATGAAGAAGATGAAATAATGCCTAAACAATAGATTATGAAGGTTTCAAAATATATTTTAATATGCTGTCTTTGCATTGTTTTCGTTGGTTGTACCAAAGAAAATGCAGAACAAAGTGATGTTAATGCACAGTTTACCATAACTACACGTGTGGCATCAGATATTGTTGCTCCCGATGTGGCAACACAATTAACCCGACTCTATATCGGAGAGCGAAAGCCCGAACACAATGCGGAAGATTTGCATTGTAACCGAACAATAGATATCGGAGGTGCAAACAATGTGCATCTCACCGATTTATACGCTTCGTGGTATAAGTTCGTATTTCTAACTGTGCCTAACATAGAGGGGATAGGAAAAGCTGTTTTCAGTGAGGAAACACCCGGGGCAAATAGTTGTGATATGGCAAAGATGATGGTTGATTACAAGGCTGTATTAAACTCAGACCAATCTAATGGAGATGTGTTTCGCAAAGTAATAAACCGATGGGTAAAAAATGCACAGGTGTTGTCGGAAGATGTGATACTAAATAGGCTTAACGGTCAATTGGTGATTGATATGGGCGTTCCCGAAGACCAATTTGAAAAGCAGGTCGCCAAAATCAAAGTTGTGATTGAGCAAACGCCTACCAAACTGTATATACTTGATAATGATAAAGACGAAATCGTAACAACAATACCGTCAAATTCATCTTTTTCTTATGAAAGTGTTCCGCAGTGGGGCGTAAATAAACATCATTTGATAACGATAAATCTATTGCCGAGCGATTTGCAGGGCTATATTCTGGTGGTATTATCTGACGGCTCTACGTTGCCTCCTTTTTCACTCAAAGGCACTTACGAGGGAGATGTTATAAAGATAAAGCAGAATACCCGCACGAAGCTGGAATTTAACGGTGTGCACAAAGATTATTTCGATGTGAAATATGCCGGATTCGATAATTCGCAGGTAGGTGTGGACGATGATGATTGGGACGGTTGGCAATAATAAACGAAATGAATATGAAATCTAAAATATTTTTGGCTATCGCGGTGTGCGTTATGACATCTTGTGATAAAAATAGCGACTCGAATAACGACTATGGAGTTAGGACAGATAAATACATTGTCGATTACTCCTTGTCATCTTCTGAAACGGATACCCGAGCTTTGAGTGCATCAGAAAGAATCTCATCACTGGATTATTTTGTCTACGATGTAGATAATGACATACTAGTGAAACAACGTAGAATACCCGATATTAGTTCCTCTACCGTATGGCCCTTGACGCGTGAAACAATGACGTGGGCACAGCGACAAGCCCTGCAAGACACATTGTCTCGTGGAGTGAATTACAAGGTGCTATTTATAGCAAATGCTGCAAAAGACCTGTTTGGTTCAACCCAGACTGATTTGCTAAAACACACCGAGAAGTTGTCTACGGTGAGAATCATATTGCCCGATACGCCTTTTAGCGACAATAATATGTATTACTTTTGGAGCAAGGAGCTGAATATAGCTGAGCATTCCACCCTTATGGAGAATGTGCTTTTGCAACGCATTGTTACACGTACCGATGTCTCGCGTATTGATATACCCGATGCAGATGCACATTTGTATAGTGCATTGGAATCCTCTTTATATCATGAACTTACACGGCGAGCCGATGGAACAAATGCCGAAGGTAGTGTCCGTGCGGCAATAAAGTCGCACCTGACTTCTTTTTCAGACATTATGAATACGGCCGTGGCAGGTGGCGTATTGACTGCTTTTACGGTTCAGGTGGCACAACTTAATGCGGTTATCCGAAATAATGATGATAATATTGATAAACTGGTGGCTTCATTGAAAGATAAGCTTATCGTTGATAGGTTTAGTACTGCTATTATGAACGGAAATTTATACGAGCAACAGATAAAGAACTGGAACTTGGGAGCAGGAAAGAGAGTGGAAGTACAGTATGGTAGTGCATCAAGAGCCAACGCTATCGGGTTCGATTTAAGAACTTATAATGATAGTGAGGTCAGTAATATTGCCGTATGTACGGCCAATAATGGGAGGTTCTCGATAATCGGTTTTGCAGGTGAAAGTTTGAACGAAGTGTCATCACTGCGCTTTTTTGACACAAATACGACTCCTGAATTAGTAATTGACGGGGCTTTCAATACGGTACAAGGCATTAATAAGTTGGTGAACGTGCAATGTAATCCTACGGCGGTCATTTCCACTGTTGGAAACCACACCGCAAAAGAGATGTTTTATATAAATATCTCAGCATTGCTAGGCGACGAGATTTTCAATAACGAAGCGTTTATGAACGCATTGGTAGACGTCGTTTTTAATCCTGCCGTGGATAAACAATTCGGTGATAGTTTTCAGAATTTCAAATTTGAAATAGAACTCCCTGATTTATCTACCGATGTAGACAATAGGATTCAAATCATTCCTTCGTGGAGTATTGAATGAAATTGATTTTATATCAGATATGACACCAAGGAATATTGTTAATATAGAAAAGCAAAATACACGCCACATATATCTGTATTTATATAAAAATAGAGTTTGGTGGTGTTGTGGTCGTTCGGCGCTTCTGCTATATAGGCTTTATCCAAATATTCCTTACTGTAAAAACGATATATTTAATTTAGGGGTTATACTTCCTGTTATGATGATAGACCATTACTCATTGGCCCATCTGATAGAACGAATCCAACCTATTGAGCATACATCAACAAAAATAGTGATTGAGACTCCATCGGAAGTATATAATGCTATTTATATCGATATCAACGGTGGCGCAAACTGCTCATCGCCCGTTGATAAAGTAGAAACGGATTTGGAGTCATTGAAGTAAAAATATTAGACTACTGCTAATTAAACTTTATTCAACTATGAACAAGAGAGAATTAACAAAGATTGTTGCATCCAAAAGCGGTGTTAAAATAGACCAAGCTAAAAAGATATTAAATGCTACACTGGAAACGATAACCGAAGAGTTGCAACGTGATGGCTCTGTTGTAATACTGGGATTCGGATCGTTTCGAGTAAATCAACGAAACGCACGCAACGGATACAATCCGCTAAGTCACACGGCAATTAAAATCAAGGAGACAAAAGCTGTTAAATTCAAGTTATCTTCAAAGGTGGCTCTAAACGACAAAAGATAGATTGCTATGTTCTCATCTCACGTCACTTGGGCAGTTTATGTGCTGATAGAGCTCGATAAAGTTCTTCATATTGAAAATAACCCAAAAGGAATGATAATTTCGACTGACAATAAAATGCATAAATCTGTTTTACACAATGTTCTGAGAAAGCTAATGTCAATAGGATATATTGCAAGAACATCAAGTTATAACAAATATCGTTTGACTGTTAATATCTCTCAGGTATCCATTTATGCGTTGGTGAAGCTTTTCCACGGTGATGTATGTATTGGAGAAATCTACGACCATTGTCATACGATAGGAAAGGAAAATTTTACTACGGCCGAATTCAATAATTTCTTGAGTTATGAAAGAGATTTCAAAGAGTCTATTTGCATAAGAATGCAAGAGACTTATCTCTGTGACTTAATAAAACTTAGCGATAAAAGCAATCTCTTGGGCCTGGAAAATAAATAGAGGCTCCATTGAAAGAGAGTAATCCTCAAAGCAATAACATTTATGGATAGACGAAAACTTATAGCCCAAGTTGCAGAAAAGAGCGGCTATGCAAAATGGGAAGTAAACAAAATAACAGAGGTGCTGCTCGGAAGTATAGTTGAAGCCATGGAGCAAGGAGAAGATATCCGCATTAATAACTTTGGAAAGTTTACTCTGAAGTACCATAAGCCCAAAGAGGCACTTCATCCCAAAACTCGCCAACGCATTAAAATACCAGAGAAAGTTTCTATCATCTTCACCCAGACTCGAATGTTCAAACCGACGGACGAAACCATAGAGGCATTACGAAAGCAAGCAGACAAATAAACATAGCTCACATACTACTAATTTAAGCAGAGACATCACAAGTGACTCTGCTTTTTGTTTTTATGCTTAATTCAAACTTCAACGATAGTATAGTCCTATTCTTTGAGTGTAATTTAAAAACATTCGAAGATGAAACTATTACTGAAAAGAAAATTCAAAGGAGAGACCTATACCATAGGCGACCTTTACATTGATGGCGTGTGGTTCTGCAACACGCTGGAAGACACGGTACGAATACTGCCTTTGCTTTGTCCCGACACTCCGCAAGGCATTGGTTGCCACTGTAAAGAAAAAGTATATGCCCGTACTGCTATTCCCTGCGGAACCTATAAAATCACGATGGCTCACAGCCCTCGATTCAAACGAGTGTTGCCGTATCTGCACGATGTTCCTCACTTCTTGGGGATTCTTATTCATAGCGGAAATACGGATGCTGACTCGGCAGGGTGCATTCTCGTGGGACGAAATACCATTAAGGGGAAAGTTACAGAATCTCGTGTAACTTCTGACCGCCTCAATGCGATACTTGGTAAAGAGAAGAATATCACCATCGAGATTGAGTAGCCATGAATGTGTATATCCTTAAAGACCCCAACGACCTTACAGTAAGGTATGTGGGGTTAACTTCTAAATCCCCTTTACATAGGATGCGTATGCACATCAAAGATGCCAAAACCAAGCTAAGGCAAGAGCGAAATCTAAACACTAAAGAAGAGTGGCTGTTGCGTTTGATTGCGATTAATCAAAGTCCAATAGTTGTGTGTCTTGCTAAGCAAGTGAGTAAAGAGGTTGGCATTCAGGTTGAAAAGAACATCATTGCCATCTATGGTCGCCAATGCGATGGTGGAACACTTTATAATGTACAACGAGGTGGCTCCTATGAGAGTGACAAAGCTACTCCGTGGAATCGAGGGTTGAGTGGCTGTTATACTGAGAACTACATGTACAACATGAAAATTAATCAGAGTAATAGAAAGGATATTTTTCGATTCGATAGAAATGGTAACCTTATTGACTCATGGCAAAGTATTAGAACAATGTGCTCTACATTGAACTTCGACAGAAGAACAGTACAACGATGTTTGGAGAAACGCAAGCATTACAATTCGCACAAAGGGTATATGTTTACTTATTCGCCAAATGATGTCCCTGTCTATATCAACCACTCTTGCTCAAACCAAATGAAGCAACACTATGGGAAAACTTCGTAAACTAAGGCCTCCCGAAAACCTGCACATCGATTTCACCCCCTCACCCAAGCAATACGAACTCTGGAAGCTGTTGCAACCAGAGTGCCCAAAGTGCGGGGGCGTCATCCGACAGCAGTTGATAGGCTACGATGCCAACAAAAATCCTCAGTACAAACCATTCTGTTACCAGTGTGGCAATTCTAATATTCCGCAACTGATTTTAGGTGGTGGAGCAGCCGGTAAACGACACCACTGCCGGCCTGTGCAGTAATGCACTGACAATAAATCTCTTTAACTGCTGGGAACTCTGACCGTGTGATGACGAAGACAATCAGCAACCAAGCCGGATAAACGGAAGGCTCAACGACTATCCCTACGGGGAGTACGGCCAAGCGGTCGGAAACGGGAGACTCCTTAGAAATAAGGATGAAGATATAGTCTACTCCTTATGGAAACATAAGGCTGCGGAAGCGATTATCAAGTAGCGATTGATAATGAATTTGTTAGGGTGGTAAATCGTACTTAGCCTCTGTTTGGTTGGTGAGTAGTTGTATTCGATTCCCTGAAATTCGGGCGATTGTGGCTCGTAAGACATTGAAGTCTTTGAAGGAGTCCACGTGGAATACGATACGTGCGGTGATTAAGCGTTGGGGACTGATAGAAGATGTGCATTATAGGGTGAATAACCTTGCCGGAACACTGACCTTTTGGAACGATTCTATCATATTGATGTTAGAGATGGCCGATTTGCCATCCGATCCGAATTTTGAACGGTTTGGTTCGATGGAGGCGACGATCTGTGCTGTCGATGAGGTGTCGGAGATTGGTCAGAAAGCTATCGAGGTATTGTTCTCTCGTTTGCGTTGGCGTACTCACGAGACATTTATGGTCTCAAAGATGTTACTCACTACAAACCCAACCACGAACTGGGTGCGTAGTCGCTTTGTGCAGGACGACAATGGCGATAAAGTGGAGACACGAGAGGGTGAATATTATATCCCGTTCAGTGTGTTTGATAATCCTGATATTGGTTTCCGCCAGACATATGAGGCGGCTCTGAATAAGATTTCAGACCAAGCCACCAAAGAACGTTTGTTGTACGGAAACTGGGATTTTGTAGAAGCCAACGATATGGCAATCTACAATCGCTTTGACGGAGCCAAGCATCTTATTACAGGACTGAAAGAGCGTGCGTATGATCCAACCAAACCGCTCATCACGGTGTGGGACTTTAACGTTGCTCCGCAGATGTCGGTGCTGTCTGCCCAGATAGATTACGAAAACAAGAAGGTTTACGTGTTAGAAGAGATACTTGGAAAACCACAGGACAAGGAGAATAACACACCCGCATTATCTCGAAGAGTTCAACAGAAACTCTATCGAGAGAAACATATCGGAGGTGTAGATGTGACGGGTGACCCGTCGGGCTTACAACGCTCAACAACTACCGAAGATGGCATCAATAACTATACGGTGATTCTCGATACGTTTGGTAAAGGTGTTCTCAGACCAAAGTTGAAGCTGTTGAGAAAACAACCACCACAAGTAACGAGATGTGAATTTGTAAACGAGCTATTTACTGGATACAACGGCTGGACGATTGAGATAGACCTGAAATGCCGGAAGCTGACCGAAGACTTGATTTACCAGCTCAAAAATGAAGACGGCACCAAGTGCAAACAGAAAGTAACCGACCCGAAGACAGGCGTAAAATATGAGAAGTACGGACACCTTTCGGACTGCTTGGACTACTTGCTCTGCTACTACCTGCGGGATAGCTGGTATAAGTTTAAGAGCGGGGACAATAGCGGCAGCATTATAGCAACGACACCCGCAGTATATGATGGATTTAACTATTAAAAAGACGAATATGTACAGACGA